AGTTCTGATGGAACTAATGCGGTGATTGCTGCAGCAAGTGCAACGGCTGCAGGTGTTATGACTGTGGATGACCGAAAGAAGTTAGATGGGATTGCTGCAGGTGCTACTAACGTAACTAATAATAATCAACTCACTAACGGAGCAGGATACACTACCAATGTAGGTGATATTACGGGAGTAACTGCAGGTACTAACTTAACAGGAGGAGGTACTTCAGGCACTGTAACGTTGAATATGGCTACGGGTGGTGCAGGTGCAGGGACTTATGGCAGCACATCTGATGGGACTAAGATTGATTCCATCACTTTGGACGCTTATGGTCGTGTTACCGCAGTTACTTCAGGAGCAACAGGAGACATCAAAGGTGTCACTGCTTCCGCCCCTTTAACAGGTGGTGGAACTTCAGGGACTGTAACCATTGGTATACCTGCTGCATCAAGCACTGCAGATGGTTATTTGACGGCTGCTGATTGGAATACCTTTAACAAAAAAAGCGATACTACAGGTACAGTTACTTCTGTTGCTGCTACAGGTGGAACGGGTATTACTGTTTCAGGAGGTCCTATTACAGGCTCAGGAACTTTTACAATTACAAACAGTGCCCCTGACACAGGTGTCCCTGCGATTCTTTCAAATGGTACTTTGCCATCTTTGAATAGTGGCATCACTGCTGCAGAGGTTAGAAGTTTAATTGGTGCGGGAACATCTTCAACTACAGGTACAGTTACTTCGGTTACTGTGTCTGCAGGCACAGGATTAAGCGGGGGCGGAACGGTTACTTCTTCAGGAACTATTACGTTGACCAACTCAGCCCCTAACGTAAGCACCAATCTGTCTACAACTACGGCAGTTAATTCGGTAACCGTCAATAGTTCTGACGGTACTAACGCTACAATCGCTGCAGCAAGTGGAACGGCTGCAGGGGTTATGACTGCAGATGATAGAAAAAAATTAGATAGCATTGCTACAGGGGCAACCAACGTAACGAACAACAATCAATTGACCAACGGTGCAGGGTATACCACTAACGTGGGTGACATTACATCGGTAGGCGTTGGTAACGGTTTGACGGGCGGTGGAACTTCGGGGGCGGTTACTGTTTCTATGTCAGGTTCTTTTACGGGGAACTTTACCGCATCAGGTAACATCACTGCTTACTCTGATGAAAGACTTAAAACTGACGTAGAGACCATTCCTAACGCATTAGAGAAGGTTAATTCACTTAGAGGTGTATCTTATACAAAGGATGGTGTTCGTGGCTTAGGAGTCATCGCACAGGAAATTGAGAAGGTTCTTCCTGAAGTAGTTGTTGACGGAGAAGAATTCAAGTCAGTGGCTTATGGAAACATTGTTGGCGTATTGATTGAAGCCATTAAAGAATTGACTGCTGAGGTTGCAGAACTAAAGAAGCAAATAAAATAATATGGCAGTACCGGGTACAGGAGCGATAACTATGTTGGGCGTGGCTCAAGAACGAAAGTATGGCACGTATGGTTCGGGAACTATAAGTTCTCCAATAACAATGTTTGACTTGCTTAACGGTGGGGGTGCTAATGCATTCCCATCTTTAAATTCTTGCCCACAACCAAACACTCCTTCATACACTATGTCTGATTGGTATGGCTATGACCAATCTGCAAGTTGCAGTTCTTGTGCACAAGTTAATGCATACTATGACCCAAAGGACCCATTCAATGCTTGTCAGAGTAAGCCTGTAGTTTTATTTAGCAGTTCCACTGACCCAAGTGCTCCGTGGAATGATGGGGTTCCGTTTTATGACGACCCTGCTTGCTCAAATCCTGCTCCGGGAGGTTGGTATTCTAATCGTAAAGAGGTTGCATATTGGGATGAAAGGGGAGCAAGATGGACTGTTATTGAACTTTGTGTGTAGTAAAAAATTCGTATATTTGCATTTAAACAATTAAAATCTAATACAATGGCACAATTGACAGAAGTAGAAAAAGAGAAAATCACAATGTTGGTTTCTCAATTTAACAATTACAAACTCCAACTTGGAGACACTTATCTTAATCAACAAAATCTTTTGAAAAAGATTGAAGAGGTTAAGGCTGAGTACGCTTTGGTTGAGCAAGAACTTATGGAAACCTATGGGTCTGATGCGGTTATTAATGTTGAGACAGGAGAAGTCACAGAAAAACCCGAAGCCCCTGAAATGAAAGTAGAGAAATAAATGGGACAGATAAGCACATATGGTAATGCTTCTACGCCTACGATAGATGACAAGGTTATTGGTACAGACATTGAAAATGAAAATGTAACTAAGAACTTTGAAGTCTCTCAAATCCTTTCTTTATTAAATAAAGCAGTTGTTGTATTGCCCGTATATGCTGATAATACTTCGGCTTTGGCGGGAGGTCTTGTTGCAGGGAATCTATACAGAACGGCAGGAGTAGCCGGAAGTTCAAGCGTTGTGTGCGTTGTCTATTAAGACACCACAAAAATGGATATAAGAAAAATATCTATCGGACCTGATTATAAGTCAGGAGCGATGCATTATATAGTAGGTCAAGAAGTGTTAGGTGGTAACTATGTTATTCACCTAATACGCTTTGATTCCAATCTTGAATCAATAAAGATTTGGATTGAGAAGTCAAGGGGGAGTGAGGTTTTTCTTTGGAAAGAATTCACATCTACTATGCCTATATCCATTGAGTACAACATTAATTTCTAACACTATGACCGAGCAAGATTATATAGACATTTCATCAGAGATTGAATCTTTAAAAGCATCAAAGGCTCTTACTTCTTCGTTTGAAGAGGAGATGGAGATTGCTGACAGGATTCATAACCTTCAAATGAAACTTGATGGTGTTAAGCCACAGGACACGTTTGTTGATTGTATTGGTTGTGGTTCATAAAAAACCATATGAAATCCCCATTTGATTTTATAGTAAGACCGTTAGACGGAAAGCGTTATAACAATATTAAAAAGATTGGTAGTATTGATTTGATTGTTAGCACATCTGAAGAAGATGTAAAGGCTGCAAATAGATTTGCCGAGGTTGTTGAAACGCCAATTGGTTACAGTGGTCCAATTAAAATAGGAGACGTATTACTTGTTCACCACAATGTGTTCAAGTTTTATAATGATATGAAGGGTCGTCAGAGAAGTGGCAGGAGTTACTTTAAAGACGACCTTTTCTTTGTTGATGCCGAGCAGTTCTTTATGCACTATGATGGCACACAATGGAATGCTTATGACAGGTTTTGTTTTATAAAACCCGTTCCTGTTATGGAGTCATACATATATAAACCTTTTAGCGAAGAACCACTCATTGGAGAGATGAAATATCCTAACGAGTATTTAAAAAGCAAAGGAGTAAAGAAGGGAGATTTAGTTACCTTTCTACCTGAAACTGAATACGAGTTTAATATTGATGGCGAAAAACTATACAGGATGTATGACCATCATATAAGTATGGTATTATGAGTAAAGACAAATGGGTTTTTTTTGAAGAGAGTTGGAACGAACACGATGATATTCCAATCAGAAAAGAAAAAAGAATAAGAAATGAACTCAAAAGAAACAAAGTTAAAAATAATCGAAGCGGGTCACAGGGCGGTGGAGCAACTGATTAAGGTTGCTAAGGAAGATATTATCAAGCACGACCCTGAAGATGAGTTGTCTGCAGACCGATTAAAGAATGCTGCAGCAACAAAGAAGTTGGCAATATTTGATGCGTTTGAAATCTTAAACAGAATAGACGCAGAACAAGAAGCAATAGAGTCCTTAGAGAAAGGCGTAAGTAAAACAGATACTAAACAAGGTTTTGCAGAAAGAAGGTCAAGATAATAGTCTATACAGAGTTGTACATAATTACGTACATCCAACCATCCTCGCTAATAAAAACAAAGCGAAGAGTTGGACCTATGGCTATGATTTTAAAAACGACCTCATTGTAATCTCTAAAGACGGAACCTTGGGGGAAGTTGTTGAGATTGAAGGATTGAAAATAGGGCTTCCTCTTACTCCTAAAGAGTGTCTTCAAAGACACAAAAAGAAAGAGGAGCAGTATTGGGAACGTTCTGAAATCCCAAACGAGTTAAGTAAAATTCAAACAATATTTCAATGGAATGAAAAACCATCTGATTTCAAAGACAGATGGGTTGACTATATTGAAGAAGAGTTTGATAGAAGAGAGAATGGGGTGTGGTTTATGAATAATGGAACCCCAACATATATAACGGGTTCTCACTATATGTACCTTCAATGGACAAGTATTGATGTGGGATACCCGGATTATCGTGAAGCCAACCGAATACTATACTTACATTGGGAGGCTTGCAAGGCTGACAGTAGAAGTTTTGGGCAGATATATTTAAAGATTAGGCGGTCAGGGTTTTCATTTATGTCCTCATCAGAGTGTGTAAATACAGGAACTCTCGCAAAAGATGCGAGGGTTGGTATCTTGTCAAAGACGGGTGCTGATGCTAAGAAGATGTTTACGGACAAGGTGGTTCCAATCAATAGCAGATTGCCATTTTTCTTTAAGCCGATTATGGATGGTATGGATAAACCTAAAACTGAATTAGCGTTTAGGATTCCTGCAGCAAAGATTACAAAAAAGAATATGTACAATGCGGACACTAATGAGTTGTACGGATTGGATACCACTATAGATTGGAAGAACACAGACGACAACAGTTATGACGGTGAGAAGTTATTGTTGTTGGTTCACGATGAAAGCGGGAAATGGATTAAACCAAATAACATTCAAAACAATTGGCGAGTAACAAAGACCTGTTTGCGTTTGGGTAGTAAGATTATTGGAAAGTGTATGATGGGTTCTACATCTAATGCATTAGCAAAAGGTGGTGACAACTTCAAACAACTATACGAGGATTCTAATGCATTAAAAAGAAACTCTAACGGTCAAACTAAAAGCGGTATGTATTCTCTTTTCATTCCTATGGAATGGAATATGGAAGGATTTATTGACAGGTATGGTATGCCCGTGATGCATAAACCCACCAATAACCCCATAATTGGAGTCGATGGTGGGAATATCTATCAAGGTGCAGTTGACTATTGGGAGAACGAGGTTGAGTCTTTAAAGAACGATGCCGATGCACTTAATGAATTCTATCGTCAGTTTCCTCGCACAACGTCTCACGCCTTCCGTGACGAAAGCAAGATGTCATTGTTTAATCTAACTAAGATATATCAGCAGATAGACTACAATGATTCATTAATAAAGGAACACCATATGACTCGTGGGTCTTTTTCTTGGAAGGATGGTATAAAAGATTCAAAGGTTATTTTTAGTCCAAACAATAACGGAAGGTTTTTGATTGGTTGGAATCCAAAGGCACATCTTCAGAATAATGTAACCACAAAGAATGGTGTTAAGTACCCGGGCAATGAGCATATAGGTGCGTTTGGATGTGACAGTTATGATATTTCAGGTGTCGTAGGAGGCGGTGGGTCTAATGGTGCTCTTCACGGATTAACTACATACCATATGGAAGAAGCCCCTGTCAATACTTTTTTCTTAGAATATATTGCTCGTCCTCAAACTGCAGAGATATTTTACGAAGAGGTTCTTATGGCTTGTGTGTTTTATGGTATGCCAATTCTAATTGAGAACAACAAACCACGATTGCTTTATCATTTTAAAAACAGAGGCTATAGAGGATTTTGTATGAACAGACCCGATAAGG